ATGGTGCTGATGGTTGGGGGGATTCGTCAAGCCATTCAGAAAGAATATACCACTTAATATCTTCTATGTTAAATGCAGTTGCCACCAATGTACCTTTATCATCAAGTAACCATGTATCTTTTAAATACGCATCATCGTTTCTTGGGTCATCATTTTTATGAATAACCTTTACAAAATATATCCCTCTATTATTTGGCAGTCTTTCACTTGCTTTAATCCATTTCATTGTTATACTTTTTTAATGATTACTAATTTATAATATTCTGTTAGTCCTTTGGATGTAAGGAGGGAACGGAAAGCAGATTCTAAAACTCGTTTAGATAAATTAATTTTATCAGGATTAATTAATTCCCCACAATCAAAGTATATGTTATCCTTTGTTACTGTGCCGATGATTGAATTTATATCAATATGTAAAGTAGTAACGGTAGTTTTACCATTACTACCCCAACCAAAATACCCTCCCTGTGAGAACCCAAAATTTCTCGCTTTAGAAGGAATTTCCAACGCATAAAGATTATCTGTTAGCTGTGTCATGTTACTTTGCTTTTTGGTTAATTATTTTCAAATTTTGGCTGCCATCTGTTAAATACTGTATCCATGCCGTATCCTTTCCACCACAACCCCGTTGATATTGTAAAAGTGTTTTTTTTCTCCAGCGTTACACTTTTTTTTACCTCGTATAATTCACCGCCAATCATTACCCATTTTATTTTGTCAGAGTTGACAATTAAAGTATCACCAGATACTTTTTGAGAAAAACAGTTAAGACTTAATAATACCGCTGCTGCTGTAAGTAATTTTTTCATAATTATATTTTTGCTTTTTGGTTAAGGAATAGTTGTATCAATTCAGAATGGGTAAACTCTTTATTAGTACCTTTTTTATAGTAGGTATTATTAAGCCCAAACCGGAGATATTCATTATCAATCTTCCATTGTTCCCAATCTGATATTGAATCTATTGTTATTGTTGTGCAGGAGGTGGCGGCATCTTTTTTACTTTCTACATTTATACCTCCATATTCACCCCACATACTTGTATCTGCTGTTACGTCATTTATTGCTTCCAAATGCTTCTGCTGTATGCTGTCTTTGTTGGTCATGGGTTATGTTGTTTTTAATAATAATATTCATCAATAGCATCCTCCACATCAATCATCGCATCTTCTTCGCTGGCCAGATCATCCACATTCGTTTGCTTTGTATCTTCTATCACCCAGCCCCATAATAATATCGGCGGTTCGCCGGTTTTCTCTACGAATGGTGTGCTGTGGGTAGTGTAGTAGTAGTCTTTGTATTTAGGCATAATGTTGGGGTTATTTATGGCAAAATTAAAACAAACATTTTGAATAAAAAAATATTATTTTAAAATAGTTTTACTAAATTTGCTGAAATGAGTTTAAAAGATAAATACCAGATTAAACAGATTGCATACAAAACGGCTATGAATATAGTAGTTGAAAAACATTATCTACACCGTAAGTGTCCATGCAGTTTTGCGTTTGGATTATTTTTAGGCGAAGATATTAAAGGGGTTATTGTATATGGCACACCTTCATCATCATCATTACGAACAGGATTATGCGGTATTTCAGAAAGTAGTAATGTAATTGAGTTAAATAAATTATAGGTTTATGATACTGTAGAAAAGAACGGAGAAAGTTTTTTAATCGGCAATACAATTAATAAAGTATGTAAAGAGATAGTTGTAAGTTATGCGGAAATTCAACAAGGCCATTTAGGGGTAATATATCAAGCAACTAACTGGATTTATACCGGATTATCTGCAAAACGTACTAACTAGACAATTGAAGGAATTAATAAGCATTGCCAGACAATTGCAGATAAATATACAGCAGTTGAAATAAGAGAAAAGTATGGCGATAAATTTACTTTGGTTGATCGTCCACGTAAGCACAGATATGTTTATTTTAACGCAAATAAAAAACGTAAAAAACAATTATTAAATAAATTAAGGTATGAAATATTACCTTACCCAAAACAAACAACATGATACAACCGATAATTAACTTTAAAGGAACTAAAGAACTAAAACAGGCCATAAGGATTGCTGCCGCAAATAATGGGTGTGCGTCCAGTTCAGAATTTATAAAAAATGTTTTGATTGAAAATCAATTAGTTAGTAAAGAATTAAAAAAACTTTCAAAAAAAGTTGCAAAATAGTTTGGTAAAACCGTTTTACTTACTATCTTTGTGAAACAATCGGCAGGTAGCCGGTTAAAAACTTTCAAAAATGACACGTTCAACAATCGCAAAAAGACTTACAAAATTTACAGGTTCAAAAACTTCAATCGCTTATCAAGTTGCTAAAGACTTAGCCACAGGCGAAAATAAGAGCTACAAAATTACTGGCAATATTATCAGGACCGTACACACTTCAGGTAGTGGTAGGTTTACAAGCAATTTAGATTATACAAGAGATTGCTGCAATATTCTTACTTTTTTAAAGGTAAAATTTGAACCTGGCAATGACTCACCACGTGGAGGCTTAACAGGAAACTTTATTAAAATTATTACAATCATAAAATAGTTTTGTTTTGAAAGTTCAAAACCGACTAACTGGACGTAAGCGGTTAATTTTTTCACCCACTCAACCTACTAAAATGACCAAAGTATTAAACGCCGTATTCAACAACCGAACCGCCGGAGCATTACAGGCCATGCGTATTATGCAGGACGTAGAATTAAAACTGGCAGGCAATGAAAATATGGTTGCGCTATGTATTAAAGGCGCAATCAATAACGGTACTCCTTATGTGGATATTATTACCACCATGCAGGGAATGGCAATCGATAATTACAACGCTATTGCCGACATGATCGGGATTAAATTAACTGATGATATTTTAAATTATTGGAAATGACACCATCCGAACAATTCTACATCGAGCAGCAACTGGAACCGAACATTATGATTACCGGCAACTATAAATCATTCTATCCTGTAGATAAGCAATCACCAATAGTTGCAGTATGCCAACCGGAATCAGAGCCGAAATGTTACGGTAGTAGATTTGATGATGATAGAGAATTTAATAACGAATAAAAAATATATCATGACTAAAATTAAGTTGCAAATTAAAAACAGATTTACCGGAAGTATTATTTTTGAATATGAAAAAGAAGATAATACTATACAAGAAACATTATTAGAGGCAGTAAAGCAAGGTGCTGACCTGCAAGGTGCTGACCTGCAAGGTGCTGAACTGCAAGGTGCTTACCTGCGAGGTGCTGACCTGCAAGGTGCTGACCTGCGAGGTGCTGACCTGCGAGGTGCTGACCTGCAAGGTGCTGACCTGCGAGGTGCTTACCTGCAAGGTGCTGACCTGCGAGGTGCTTACCTGCAAGGTGTAAAGATACAATCCGCAATAGTATTTACCGGATTATACCTATATGTTGTAATGCCATATATTACAGAAGATAATGAACCACGTATTAAAATGGGTTGTTTTGATCGTAGCCTTAAAGAGTGGGGAGAAGACTTTTGGAATAACGACAATGAATTTCCTAATAATGGCAGCCTAAAAAGCAATCTCCGATTAATGGCTTTTGATACAGCTAAGAAATGGATTGAACTAATAATTGAACACAATGAACAACATTAAACCAATAATCATCGCTGCCCTCGTAATGATGGCACTTATATTATCAGTTGCAGCATTGGGGCAACAGAAGCGTACACTGCACAACGGATGGTACACATTCAAGCAACTGCAACGGAGAGGATATACATGCCCCAAGTTTAAAGGATCGCAGTACATCAGAGTTACTAAAGACACAAGTTTAGTTAATATAAAACCGGTAAAATGAAAAATAAAAAACACTACCACCCATTATACCAACTGACCAAAAAAGTATTTGCAGACTGCGATACCCAGGCCGGTAGATTTGAATGGTATCTTATTATTGCCATAGCAGTGGCAGCACTCATATTTTAGCATGAGGGGTAACACGGCTTAGGTGTTTCTACATCAGGAGCCTTTAATTTTTTTTCAATCACTAAAAATAAATATTATGCAATTACAAAAAGCAACACGAAAAAAAGTAAAGCTACGGCTCGGATTATCTGCTGTTGCAGGCGGAGGTAAAACAAAAGGTGCATTATTATTGGCAAAAGGTTTATGCGATGACTGGGAAAAAGTTGCGGTTATTGATACTGAAAACAACTCAGCATCATTATACAGCGATATGGGTCCATTCAATACACTTGAATTGGCTGCTGATTATACGCCTGAAAAATACATACAGGCTATTAAAACCTGTGAAGATGCAGGAATGGGAGTTATCATTATTGATAGCATTACCCACGAGTGGGATGGTAGAGGTGGTATTATTGATATTTCCAATGGTATGACCGGAAATAGTTTTACTAATTGGGCAAAGATTACCCCACGCCATCAGGCGTTTATTGATGCTATTCTACAAAGTAAATGCCATGTTATTACTACTGTTCGTCGTAAGCAGGATTATGAAATGAATAAAGATAATAACGGTAAAACAACCGTTACTAAAGCTGGATTAAAAGAGGTTACAAGGGAAGGATTTGAATACGAATTAACCCTTAATTTTAATTTGGATGAAAGGCATAATTGCACTGCGTCAAAGGATCGTACTGGATTGTTTGCTGATAAGCCCGCATTTATTATTACAGAAGAAACCGGTAAGTTAATTAAACAGTGGTGTGATGAAGGTATTGATGTAGCTGCTGAAAGAGAAAAGGAATTAAAAGCTGCTATAAAATCAATTTCAAAGTGTAAGTTAATATCAGACCTCACCGCTTTAAAAGCATCACTACCGGCATACATCGTTTCTGATCCATCATTTACTGAAGCAGGCAAGGCAAGGTATAATGTTATCATCGCCGAAAAACCAACCTCATAATCGCAGTGATTGAACCGGCCCGGCGGTATATCCGGGTAATTTAATTTATGCGCCGGAAAATTATAGAAACATACAAAGGATATGAAATATGCTTATTGACCGCCGGGCAAGGACATACAACGTATTACAATATTACAGGTTCATGTATGGCACTTAATAGCATTAAAGCTGCTCATAATGTAATTGACACACAACTTAATTCAGTAAACAGTTAGCCACTTTACGGCATAGAATATATGGCAGACCAAATACTACCACAGGGGCTACGGTTCTTTAATAAGAAACCCACACAGCCGGATTTTGTTATAGGTGCTTTAGTCATCACACTGGATGACCTGCAGGCATTCTGCATCGATAAGCCGGAATTAATGACCGAATACAACGGCAAAAAACAATTACGCTTACAATTATTAAAGTCTAAGGATGGCAATCTGTATGCGAGTGTTGATACGTGGAAGCCTGCAGAAACAACTGGAAGTTTACCGGCGGCGAAGGCAGCAGAAGAAATAAATGATCTTCCATTTTAATCACTCACCCCGTTCGTAATGGACGGGGTTAAATATTATGCAACACCATCCAACACTACCAGAATCAGATCAGCAGTTCATAAAAGATAGTTGGCTTAAATTAAGTGATGCTAAAATTGCAGTAATTTTGAAAACTACTAAAAATAAAGTGTATCAAAATCGTAATGTATTAGGATTACATAAAGGCCGAAATCGCATGATAAGAGATAAACCAATTTCATTAACTAAACCCTTTAACTGGTATGACTGTTTTTAACGATTTCCGAGATGAACTGCCACCGCTGAGGCAACCACGTAAGGTGAATGCGAAGCCAGTTATTATATCGAGGTATGATTTGAAAGTGTTATACATGGATGCAAGGAAAGTAATGTATTCCAGGGAATACCCAAATGCAACAAATGACGGGCATTATGCAGATAAGGCTATGCCAGATATTACCACTACCAATGGCATTACAAGGTACATTGAAGATGTGCTTAATAATTTAGGGCATCACGCCGAAAGGGTTAACAGTATGGGAGTGCCAATGTTTAAGGATGGTAAGCCAGTATTGGACGATAAGGGTAAACAGAAATACAGGCACTCCGGCGGTACCAATGGCAGTACCGATATTCATTGTGAAATTAAAATATCATCACAATCATTGCCTGCAGGATGGAAGATTGAAATTAAAAACAAAGACAAAATATTAAAATCTCAATCAAAGTATGCCAACAAAATGCAACGTGTAGGAGTATTACATTCTGTCGTTACCGTTGGCAATTTAGATTTCTTTTGGGATGAGTTTAATCGAATACTTTTACTATGACCAAACAAACCAAACTCCTGCTCGCACTAACAGCCAGAGCACACGGTAAACCAAAGCTGAAAGCCAAAATTGCTAAGATAAAAAAGAAACAGGCGTGGCATGATTATTTGGCAAGATGATGTATATTTGTAGTACAATTGCTTCACTTGGTAGTGCGGGAGAAGTGATTAATATTCACGTTTTAAAAGGGTTTTGCAGCACTACTTGCAAGGCCCTTTTTTATTTTATGCGTAATAAAACTGCGGTGCTTTACTCTCCTCAACAAAAATGCTTTCATATTGAAACATTAGCTGATTACATTAATGGCAACATAAAGTCAATACTTTTAAAAAGTATCAATCAGTTTGAGCTTGTCGGAATTGCTGATAACTATGAGCAAGGAGATCAGATAATAAGAACTTTAACAGAAAAATTTAAATGGTAATTATGGTTAAAAATTATTACGATTCTTACAAAGAAATCGGACTATCTGTAATACCAATTGAATGGGATATTGAAAATAAAAAACCGTTATCGCATCGGTTTTGGGGTGATGGCAAGTCATTGGATTTTTATGCAAAGCATAATGCCATCATGATTAAAACCACTTCGCCGGTACATTGTTTAGATTTTGACATTAAAAATACTAAGGATAAAAATCTGTATTTTAAATGGTTCAATATTGTTGCGAATCAAATGCCGGATGTATTACCAAAACTTTACATCGAAAAAACTCGGAATGATGGTTACCACGTTTGGATGCACTACAATAAAGAACTTAATAAATTATCTTTAGCAGATAGTGATTTAGGTGCTGAAGTAATAGCCCTTTATGCAGGTGGGCCATTAGTTTATACATATCCAACGCCTGGGTATTCAGAAGTAAGTGGGTCAATGGAAGATTTGCAGCCATTAACTGATAACGAATTTGCCTACCTTATTGAAACATCACAATATTTTAATGAGTATAAACCAAAATATGATCCGAATTTAAAGGCCGTTTCATATCCTGTAGGTATGGAAAAATTTTGTGCCGAATTTGACAGTAAAATAAATGAGGATACATGGCTGCAAATTTTAAAGGATATTTCTTTAGTTCCATTGCCAAATTACAAATACAGCGCAAAAGATAAGTTTGTGGCTTTCAGTCGTAATGGCAGCGAATCATCAGCCATCAGTGCCAAGGTTTATTTTCATACCAAAAGAGTAATGATATTTTCTGCCAGCCTGCATGATTTCCCAAACTGGCATAATAAACATGAATACCCGGTGTGGTGTTTACCGCCATCATTTGTACTTTTCTATAAAAATAATCGGGATTGGAAAGCTACCTTTGAGCAAATGCAAATTATTGCTGACAGCGAAGGATTGATAATTAATCAGACGGAAGCCTATAAAGGTGATTTCCCTATTGATGTATTCCCAGCAGCAATCAGAAATTCTATTTTAGAGGTATCACAGGCCCGTAGTTTAGCACCTGAGTTTTTGGCGGTATCAGCTTTATGGACAGTTAGCAGCATGGCCGGGACTCATTATACAAGTGAGTTTAACGGGGATGCTAAAAACATTTTATTCTGCTTACTTATTGCGCCAGTATCTGTTGGTAAAACACCGGCTTTTAAGTCAATGTGTGAAACACCATTAAAAGCATTACAGGAAAACGCTGATAAAAACTACAGTGCAGCATTAAAAGAATACGAGGCAAGGCGGTCGGATAACGATAAGTCAAATGAAAAGAAGCCCCGCAGGTTTATTCCGTTTGCGGTTGATGGCACCACTGAGGGTTATGTAGCTTTATCAATGGATCAGCCAAATGGGATAGGTGTTTACCATGACGAAGCTGAAACAATATTCAACGCCGGTTCCTTTAAAGGTACTAATGATTCAATCAGTTTCTTTACGCAGTGCTTTAGTGGGGGCCGGTTTACTCAGATACGGGCAGATAGGGATAAAGAAAGGGTAGTACCAAACTTAAATATTAACCTGATGATGGGAACGCAGCCATCAAGGTTAGGAAATATATTTACTTCTGACCGGCTTAGCAGCGGTTTTGCCAGCCGGTTTATTATGGTTGAAACTGATTATATCGAATTAAATACTGAAATAGATCCATTTGCCAAAAACAAAGAAATGTGTAGTCAGTGGGTAGATTTATTATCAATACTATATCAGCAAGGCCAACTGTATAATAATGGAGATATTCAGCAGATTGAAATACCTATTGAAAATGACGCAAAGCAGGCTTACCGGTACTTTTATAAGGAAAACTTAAAGGACGCTAACAAGCGCATATTAAGCAAGACTGAGCAGTATATTATCGGTACTGAAGCTAAGATGTCGGCATACTTCCCCAGGTTGGTGCAACTTCTTTCAATTATACATAACCCAAAAAAACCGGTAATTACCAAAAAAATAGTTGAAGATGCCCATATTTTATATAAATACTTTGCTAAATCAACTATAAATATTATAGCAAAACTTTCTGAAGAAGTTGAAACGGGATTGCCTGCTGCACTTGAATTACTTTATCAATCTTTGCCGGAAACATTTAAAAGATCTGACGCCGTAGAGGTTTGTAAACGGCTAAATTTACCGCCGCAAAAGTTTGAAACAAGCATGCGAAGAAAGGATTTTAAAGCATTATTCCGAAAATTGGAATATGCTGTTTACCAAAAAATATAATCCTATTTAACATAATGTTTTTTGCCCGTATCTTGAAAATATGGGCTTTTTTGTGCGTCAGTTTTACTTAGTTTTACTATAGTTTTACTATCTAAACCAGCTACTGGCGTGGAGTTTTACCACTTTTACTAAAACTCTAAGAGATAAAAGTAATATATTCTATATAAATTTAGTAAATAATAGGGTGAGGGATATATACAACTATGGTAAAAGTGGTAAAACTGGTACAACTTCAAGACATTCAAATAGTTATAAAGTAAAAACAGTAAAACTAATGGTAAAACTCGGTAAAACTCGGGAATTAAGAAAGGCACGGTGTTGTAAAAATTTACTATCTTAGCAGTATGGCAAAAGAAGGCAGACCATTAAAATTTGAAACATCTGAGCAATTATCAATTGCTATACAGGATTATTTTGATAAACAGATAGAAAAAAAAGAACCTATAACAATTACCGGGTTATCTTATGCGCTTGGTTTTGATAGCCGTCAAAGTATATATGATTATAAAGAAAGAAAAGAGTTTTCTTACATTTTAAAAAGAGCAACATTTTTTGTGGAATCGTGTTATGAGCAAAAGCTATCTGGGCATATGCCCACCGGCGCAATATTTGCCCTCAAAAATATGGGCTGGCGTGACAAAGTTGAAACAGGACTAACCGACAAAGAAGGAAACGATGTACCCATTACCGGCATGGTTATAAAATAAATTTGCATAATAAATATTAGTACACTAACTTAGCCAAGTAAACTGTTTGGGGGCAGTAAAAATCTTTAAAGCGCTGATCTCCCCCAAGAGTGAGGCGCTTTTTAATTTTATGATATACTACTTCACCCCATACAGCACAGAAAAAAACCTGGGCGCTGCTTATAATCAATACATGAACCTAATCGGCGATGATGACGTTGCTGTAATGATGGACGGCGATACTTGTTTTTTAACACCTGATTACGGGGTGCACATTGCGGAGTATGTAAAACAATACCCAGATGCGGTACTAACGTGCTGGACTAATCGTATAAATGAAAAGGCGGAGCAGCAGTACAGGTTAATAGATCGGGAAGAATCGGATATGGTAATACACCTACAGCAAGCTAAGTATTTACAGGAACAGCCAATATCCGTCACCCAACTCCACGGTTTCGTTTCCGGTTTTCTGATGGTGATACCGAAAAAGGTGTGGGCGTCTGTTGGTGGCTTTGCAGAGAAACAGGTTTATGAAGATCGAGGACCGTACAACTTACTTGGAGTTGATAACGACTTCACCAATCGGGTGCGTGCTGCAGGAACGCCGATACTAAGAATGGATAGCATCTACATTTGGCATACATACAGATTATTAACAGGGGATAAAGATAAAAGTCATTTGCTCTAACATGAAAAAATATACCGTTACAATAGAAGGTCAAAAAACAAAAGAATTTGATACATTTCAAGATGCAACTATTTTTGCTTTTAACAAAGGGGTAAGAATAGAGATAGGTAGAAATATGTTAAAATTAATGAGTAGGTCAATTTTTTGGAAAGGATTTTTTACAGGGTCGGTTGCTGCTTTAATAGTAATCGTTATAATAAAGCATTTTAATTTATGAACCTCACCAACTCCGACATATTAAACGTACTGTATACTAAACGACCTGTATCAATAACCAGAAGTGGGGACGGAGAACAGATCGTCCTAAACTCCAACAAAGACCTGCAATCATACCGTACTTGCGTTGATAATGTAATGAAGCGGCAAATGGGGTATGAGCCGACAATGAGTGAAGTGATGGAAATACGGGAGAACCTGATACGTGCTTATGGTGGCGCTGATATTGTGGGAGTACCGATGCATAAGAACCTCCCAACATTGGGTAAACACTGGACCAGCGTACAGGAAACAGTTGAACCGTTTTGCACTTCGGATAAGCGCACCAGTACCGATGTGTTTTACGAACTGCTTTATACCGGCGAGTTAATTGAGTGGTTTAAGTCGCAGCATACTATTAACTACGTTGGATGCCGTGATATTGATGATGGTTTCCGCAGGTTAGGTGTGTGTACCGTTAACAGTTTCCTGATTGCGCCGGAGGCAAAGTTTACCAGCGGTTACGAAGGGGATAAGCATTACCCTGACCAGTTTAATAAAATGGAATGGTGGATGAATGCAGCCCCATGTGAAGGGAATGCCTGTTTAGTTGGTGCCGGTGTAATTGGTAAGATATATTGCAACTGGTTCCGTGATCGTGGCGGCATTGCGATTGATGCCGGCGCTGTGATTGATTTGTTGGCAGGTTTTCGTACCCGGGGGCCGGAAAGGGGAATGGACGCAGTTGATAAAAGGTGGAAGATATGAATATTTACAGCAAAATAGAACCAACGCAACTATTGCACATTATCACCCGTAAAGGCGATATTATCGCCGGACGTACCGACTTAGTGCCAGCGGATGAGTTTATCCAGTGTGCAGCAATGAAGCAACCGCAGGGCATGACATTTAAACCGCACCGGCATATTAACCAGTATCGAAGTGAACCTAATTACATACCGCAGGAAAGCTGGGTGGTAATATCAGGATTGGTAAAAGTAATTTTGTACGACTTTGATAATACTATTCTGCATGAAGATGTGTTGGAGCCTGGCGATTGTTCGATTACTTTACACGGCGGACACAATTATTTGTTTTTACAGGATAGTGTGGTGTATGAATTTAAAACGGGTCCTTATTTAGGGCAGGAGAATGATAAAATGTTTATATGATCATCGTCACCACATCAGACCGCTACCACCATCTATTACCAGTATTCTTTTACCTATATGGTAAATACTGGAATGAACCATTTACATTAATAGGGTATAAAAAACCGGATTGCGAACTACCCGAAAACTGCACATGGTATTCAATGGGGGAAGATACCGGCCCGAATGATTGGAGCACAGGGATAAGGAGGTTTGTAGAGCAGCAAGATGATCAGTGGTTTACTTGGCTGATGGAAGATACTATTTTGAAAGCGCCGGTTGACGATACACCTGCATGGGCATTAACCGGAATGCAGAATGTTGGCCGTATTAACCTGACCAATGATGTATCAAAACGTGAACACCTAAAGGACCAAATGAGTGTGTTATACGCCAGCCCACAAAGCCGATACCGGTTGAGTACTCAGCCGTCAATGTGGAATAAGGAATTTATGTTGCAGTATTTGCAGGAAGGAATGAACCCCTGGGATTTTGAAACGCAGGATCCAAAGAATGACGGATGGAATATTTTAGCACTCGAAGATTACCCGGTTAAGCATAACGAGGGTGTTACCAAACGTGATATTTATAAACTAAATCTTAGTGGCGTTGCGCCGGAAGATATTGATCATATTAAAACAATAGTAGAATGGTTAAGATAAATGTAATGTGCGGAAAAAGTAATTTTGGCTCTGATTGGATACACGTAGATAAGATTGAAGCCCCACATATAACCAATAATGATGTAAACTTATTAAATCATCGCTCTAATTCAATTGATTTAATTTATTGCAGCCACGGTATTGCGTACTTTGACAGGGATAATATTGTTGAATTGCTTACTGATTGGATAACAGGATTAAAGCCTGGAGGTATTTTGCAAATAGCAACACCAGATTGGGATGCACTAAGAGAATTACCACGACCTTTGATTGGGCCATTGTACGGTAAAATGAGCGACCCTCCTATTTACCACAAAACTGTTTACTCTTACGATGAACTGTACCAGATACTTAGGAAGGCAGGATTTATTGATATCAAGCGCATGGATTGGTCTGAGTTATACGGCAAGAGTGATCAAAGCGTTGCAACCTATGACGGCAAACTAATTTCTTTAAACGTACAATGTATTAAACCATGAGCAACTGGATGGTAAAAGGCACTTGGCTGGATGAATACCTGCAAGCCTGCAGAGATGCTAATATGAATACATTTAAGCGTGACTTACGCCTTAACCGGATATTCGAGCATGCAAGTATTGAACAGGGGTTGGCGTATTTAGATTTAATCAATACCAATAACCCACAGTTATTGCAGCATAAGTTTACCAATGATGATACCGGTGGCACTCAGGTATACAATTACGGTAATGGACATGTATTCAGCCCATCGACATTACAGTACATTGGAGTATTGAGTAATTTGATTACCCGTTTCGGGGCACTGGATGATATGCGTATTGTTGAAGTAGGTGGTGGGTATGGAGGGCAGTGTAAGACGGTGATGGATGTGTTTCATGTGAAACGATATTGCTTGGTTGATTTGCCGGAGGTTTGCCAGTTACAGGTTAAGTATTTAAAGGATACTACTGCAAGGGCTACAAGCATAATACCAGATGATAGTTTTGACCTGTTCATATCCAACTACGCTTTATCTGAAATACCAAACAATACCGAATATATTGACCTTGCACGCCGTTGTAAACATGGGTACATTACCTGCAATACTGATTTTGTACAACTGGACTGGCCGCATGAAAAAATATCAGACATTTATACTGAACGTGAAACAAATTATATATTGATATGGTAATCGCAACCTCCATCACCGAATCATACCTGCAAAAGTCCGAACCGTTCTTTGCATCGTGCAGAGAACATTTTGAAGGCCGCCGCATCTGCTTTACCATTGGGTTTATGGCCGTGATACCCGGGTGGGAATGCATCCAAACAGAACTGCCGGAGTACCCGTGGCAACCGGATAACCGTAAAGATTTTTACTGCCTGCAGCACGGGGAGTTTGTAAAGTACTTACCGGATGATATCAACCCCGATGACATGATACTGTTTATTGACAGTGATATGGTACTGCAGCGTAAGTGGGATTTAAACTTCCCATCCATGAAAGGCGTACAGGTTACGGCGTCCAGTTTTCCTTTGCAGACCTTGCAGCAGGTTGTCAGTAATTTGGGCGTAAAGGGCAATAAGAAAAAGAAGTTGTGTAATGATTACGTTATCATCCCACGATATATGGAATTTTGTACCGGATTTCTAATTGCTACACTCGATAGCTGGGAGGACATTTATAGGGAAAGCAAAAAACTGTACCCATTACTACAAAACTTTAAACATCATGCAGCTTGGCAATTATTGATTAACTTAGCAATAATAAACTGCCGGAGGGTGTTTTTAATCCCTGATCACGTTTGTAATGCTATATGGTACTCAGGAACCAAATCCGTGGAAGTTGAAGGTAAGCTGATGATTGAGGTTGATGTATCAACTGAAAGCGAAACAAAATACAGGGTTGAGCCGGTTTATTTTAATCATACAAAATTTAATACATAATGGACCCCATTACAGAATTTGAAAACCGGATTGCAGATTTCTTTGGGGCGCCTTACGCCGTGGCCGTTGACAGTTGTACGCATGGGCTGGAGTTATGCTTGAGGTATACCGGCGCAAAAAGTATTGATGTTCCGCACAGAACGTATTTAAGTGTGCCGATGTTGTCTGATAAGTTAGGTATTGGGTTAGATTGGTTTAACATACAATGGCAGGATTTATATTATTTAACTAATAAAGTGATTGATGCTGCTGTATTATGGAAGGCTAACAGTTATCGTGAGCATACATTCATGTGCCTTTCCTTTCAATACCAAAAACACCTGTCTTTAGGTCGTGGCGGAATGATACTTTGCCCTGACTTGCAATCAGCGTTAGCATTAAAGAAGATGTCATACGATGGCAGACTGCCTGGTATACCGTGGAGGGAGCAGGGGGATATAAAAGAAATTGGGTATCATTATTATTTAACACCAGAGATAGCGCAGTTAGGGCTTGATAAGCTGCAAGCAGCTATTGATACGCCACCACGGGTATGGACAATAAACGATTGGCCTGATATATCAAATTATTCTTGTTTTAAAAAATAGATAATGAAAAAAGCCTTTATCACTGGAATAACCGGCATGGATGGCGCTAACCTTACCGAATACCTTTTATCACTTGGGTACGAGGTTCATGGAATCATGCGTAGACACTCAACATCAGAAAGTCAGGATATCAGACTGAAAGAATTGCCGGTATATACTTACTACGGCGATCTGCTGGACCAGCAAAGCCTCAACAGGTTACTGAAAGAGATACAGCCGGATGAGATTTACAACCTGGCAGCTCAATCTCATGTCCGTGTAAGTTTCGATATCCCACAGTTCACCACTGAGGTAAATAGCATCGGGGTATTAAATATTTTGGAGGCATACCGTACGCAGTGCCCAAAAGCAAAGTTTTATCAGGCAAGTTCATCGGAAATGTTCGGCACCTCAGTTGACGCAGACGGTTACCAACGGGAAACAACACCTATGCATCCGGTTAGCCCTTACGGATGTGCAAAGCTGATGGCTTACCACTTAGTTAGGACCTACCGTAAATCATACGGGCTGCATTGTAGCAATGGAATACTTTTTAACCACTCAGGTTATCGGCGTGGTTTAGCATTTGTTGAGCAGAAAATTTGCAATGCTGCCGTTCGTATAAAATTAGGACTGCAGGATAAATTGGAGTTAGGTAACCTTCAATCATACCGTGATATTGGCAATAGTAAAGACTATGTGAGGGCAATGCATTTAATGATACAGCAACCACAGCCAGGCGATTGGGTAGTAAGTACGGGGCAGACGATGAGTATCGAGCAGATATTAGAGTATGTATATAATAAATTAGGATTGAATATTGCCGATGTGGTTATTGATGGGAAATATACAAGGCCGCAGGAACTGGATTACCTCAAAGGTGATAGTTCACGTATCAGGGCATTAGGCTGGCAGCCGGAGTTTACGATGGCGCAGACACTTGACGAGATGGTGGAGTACTGGATTAAGTTTTATGATGCACAAGACAGTTCATTGTTATTAAATAAATTAACTTTCAACCCACTTCAACACGAACAAAGCAAATGAAAGTAGTTTATACCGCAATCCTCGGCTCACTTTATGACGATTTAAAAGAACCGTCCGTACCTTCGCCTGGGTGGAAGTTTGTATGTTTTACTGATCAGCCGCTGCAATCTGATGTTTGGGAAATACGGCATGTGCCGGTAACTGATAACCCACAGCGGCAAGCAAGGGAGTTAAAAATAAATGCATTTAAAGAGTGGCAATATTCGATTTGGCTGGATGCATCGTTTCAAATTAACATGGATTTGAATAAACTTTGGGATAACTATTTTACTCCGCCGTTCACCGCACCACGGCACCCGTTGAGGCATTGCGTATACCATGAAATTGATAGTTGCATTGCGAATGGAAGGGGTGATGTAAATCAGCTATTAGCACAGAAAGCAGCATATAAGGCCGCTGGCATACCAAACCACGGGAATAATATTATTACGTCAGGATTACTGATGCGTGAAAATACCCCAGGTTGTATTGAACTGTGTGAAGAATGGCTGGCAGAACTTCAGCGTTATTCTGTCCGTGATCAGGTGGCATTTGGCAGGGTGAGTATCGGAAGGGAGTTTTGTACGTTTAACTGGGATTATAGCCAGTCAAAAGAACTTTCCTATAAAAAACACATACATCTTAGGCATTAGCATTAATCTTTTTATAGGAAAATGGAAGGTAAATACAACTAATTTTATATACAAATGATAACACATCACACACAACTATTAAATGCTCTGATTGATAAATACGAACTGAAAAGCTACGTTGAGGTTGGCGTTCAATCAACTGAGCAGAATTTTGATAAAATAAGGTGTAATTATAAAATTGGCATTGATCCTGCATTAATGACAAGCGATAAAATATTTGGTTTTGCCGGAGAAATGGGTATGACTTCAGATGATGCATTTGCTGCAATGCTATCGGCAGAGTTTACTCCATTGTATGATTTATTTTTTCTGGACGGCTTACATACAAAAGAGCAAATTAAAAAAGATTTTGAGAACGCCTTAGCCTGCCTATCCGACAACGGATTTATCCTTATTCACGATGTACTACCCGAAAATGAAGCCGGAACGCTTGTACCACGTATTCAGCGGCAATGGTGGGGTGATGTATATAAATGGGCGATGAATATCGGGCAGTATGATGGTATTGCGTACAAGACTTTTAATATTGATAATGGGTGTATGCTGGTATGGAAGGATGCGATAAAAACAAGCAATGGCACATACGGAACCGAATGGGAGATATACAATATACTTGGTCATGAAGTAATGAACGTAACTAATGAAGTCACCATCTAATGAAATAATATTTGATACCCGTGGGAACGAAAAACAAAAAGAGTGCGCTCGGGCATGGCTGGACCCAACAGTATTTGAAATACTTTATGGCGGTGCGAAGTACGGCGCAAAATCAAATACCGGCTGTAACCTGATTGTCGGGGATGCAATGATTTACCCAAATACCCGTTACTTTATTGCTCGTGATAGCCTTACTGATTTGCGCCGGTACACAATACCTTCAATTTATGAAGTGTTTGAACTTTGGGGATTACAGCCTGATAAATATTTAAAATACAATGGGCAGGATAACTTTTTTCAACTTTACAATAAATCAGTAATTGAGTTTGTAGATGCCAGCTACAGCCCATCAGATCCAGACTTCCATCGTTTTGGTTCTCGTCAGTATACCCGTGGGTGGTGCGAGGAAATAGGGGATATGCATCGTGGCGCAATAACTAACCTTTCATTAACTGTTGGCCGGTGGCGTAACCGGGAATATAACTTAGCTAAAAAACTGCTGCTTACTTGCAACCCGCATAAAGGATACGGGTATCAAGAGTTTTATAAGCCATTTAAAGCCGGCACACTTCCTGCAGATCGGCGTTTTATTTCAGCTTTACCTTCAGATAATAAGGCCGGCGATCCTGAGTATATTAAAAGTTTAATGAACCTTAAAAATAAAAATGAAAGAGAGCGTTTAGCTTTTGGGAATTGGGAATATGATGATGATCCGGCTGCACTAATTGACTATGAAAAGATTATTGATATTTTTACCAATAAGCATGTAAACGAAGGAGAACGTTATATCAGTTCGGATATTGCTCGATTAGGTGGTGATAAAATTGTTATAATTGAATGGAATGGATGGCGTGGTAAGGTTTCCTACTACACAAAACAAACTTTGGACATTACCACAACATATATTCAAACCGCAATGAGCAGAAACCTTACCGGAAATATGAATACTATAATTGACTCAGATGGTATGGGTGGTGGTCCTGTTGATATGCTGAAAGTAAAAGGATTTACGAATAATGCCAGCCCATTACCGGCGCCTGGCGGTGAGCGTGACAGCAAAGGAAATCCAATAAAAGAGAACTTTGATAACCTAAAAAGTCAGTGTTATTTCCGATTAGCTGAAATAATTAATAAAAACGAATTATATTTGGAGTGTGAAAGCGATCAAGTAAGGCAATGGATAATTGAAGAATTGGAGCAAGTTAAGCAAAAGATGCTTGACAGCGACATGAAAAAAGGAGTTATCCCAAAGGATAAAGTGAAAGAATCTTTAGGCCGTTCACCTGACTTTGCAGATGCAATAATGATGAGAGTATTTTTTGAATTGAAGCCAATTATAAAATTATATGATGCTTAATAATTAAACTATGCAATTACCAGATATTTTTGGCGTTAGAAAATTAACGCAACAGGTAAACAACTTTACCGCTGTAATTGCAGAACAGCAAAAAGCTGCATCATTCAAAAATGTATCTACTGCATTTACAAATTTTAATACGCAAATATTCCCGCACTACAACATTATAAAAGAGGAATTGATATACCAGATAATGGATGATATCTATTCTGTTGTATCTCGTTTGGCAACCACCGCAGCGTTAATACCACTAAAGGCAGAGGATAACAAAGGTGGTGAATTATCTGAAAAAGATAAACTCATTAGCTTTTTAAATACCCTTTCATTTGAGGAGTTAGAGAAATTTTATACTAATCTTTTTCTGCAAGGTGAAATGTTTGCGTACAAAGAAAAAATTGATTTTGGCGTAAATGCCGGAGTTCAAAAGATAGCCCAACTTACGCCGTCTGAAATGGTGGTTATTATTTCTGATCATTTCCCTGTTGAAATTGTTGGGTATCGGCTGTATGATAGTTTTAACGGGTACTCAAAAGATTTTACTGTAGATGATATTTGTTTTGTAAAAACATTCAATCCTACACGGGATAAAGAAAAGAAGTTTAGGGGTTTTTCAGCTACTGCAGCACTTAAGCAGCGACTTACACGGGTGCAATCTGAATTGGATGTAAGTATTGCACAAATGCAGAATGGTGGATTACCGGGAGTTTTAGTTGAAAAAACAATAGGCATTGAACCTGGAGCAATGGCACAAAGGCAAGATAAATTTAGTTCATTCCTGTTAAATAGTAATAACAAAGGGGCTCCATACATGATGAATGGCGATATTAGCTATATTGCCATTGGTTCCACCCTTGCAGATATGTCACTGGCCGAACTGGCTAACATTGATTTCAGCAAGATATGCAATGCGTTTTCTGTATCATCCATAATTTTCAATAACCATGATGCAAGTCGTAACAGCAACATGAAAGAGGTAATTAAATCTTTCTATACTTCCGCTGTACTACCAATGGTAAAAAGATTTGTGGATGGACTCAACCGTGATGTGGTACCAGATATTCAAACTAAAGGTAAAATCTGTTACGATATCAGTGGTATACCGGAATTACAGGTTGACTTAAAAGCAACAGCGGACGCACTTGCAGCGGCTCCTGTAATGAACCCGAATGATATTATTAAGAAATTAGGAGGGCATGCGGTTGCTGGCGATCCTGCAATGGATAAATGGTACATTAAATCCGGCTACACCCCTATTGAAGATATGGCATTACCGCCTGATATTCCGAATATAGCAGGGGATTATGTGGCACCGCCTGCACCAGCGAAATGAAAAGTAATATTGAAATAGCAGAAGAAGCCATACGTCTGATGGATAGGGTAATTAAAAATGAATTACCCGTAGTTTCATGCCCTGAGAAAAATCAGCATATAATGTGGAAACGCAGCGAGGTAAAACAGATTATTGTATCAAAACTACATCAGCCGAATATGGTTAGTGTGGGGCCAAGTGTAATGAAATGACCACTGAACAACAACAAGACTTATCACAGCAATTCCAGCGTTATATCAAACGCTATGAGGCTATGTTTGCGCCTAAGTTTAATAAGGCACTGCAATCACAGATACAGCAGTATGTTGATAGTGGTACATTAATGGCAATTACATCAGATCAGATTTACAAAGTATTGCTGGAATTATACGAAACGAGCGCATCAGTATGGGCGCATAAATCAATGCTGCATACACGTAGATTAAAAGGCCGTCAGCCTATGGGTTTTTCAAGACGTATCAATGAACTGATGAAAAAATATTTCGGCATCGACTTATTAAATATTGCACAGCAGATAACTGAAACTACAAAAAAAGTTATTGGCGAAATATTAAGCGCATCTGTTGACACAGGCGAATCATTTAATGAAATAGTTGCTAAACTACAGAATGAAAATTTAACCCGTATTCGTGCAAGGCTTATCGCACGTACTGAAGTAGTATCATCCGCAAACGCTGCTGCTGTAATTAATGCAAAAGAAACATCTGTTATTACTGGTATTACGTTGCGTAAGATGTGGATTGCAACAACGGATAGCCGTACACGCCATGACCATGCAGAGGTAGATCGTCATGTGGTTGGTATTGATGATAGTTTTATTGTGGGCGGTTTCAAAATGTCACAGCCTGGTGATAGAACGCAAGGGGCACCGGCATCAGAAATTTGTAATTGCAGGTGCTGTGTGGGAATGGTAGCTGTTAATTAAAGTCTTTAGCTGAATACGATACCTGTTGTAATTTTAATTTTATCTCTGCATCACTTCTTTTCCTCCAACATTTTTTTATGTTCTTTAATGATATGACTGATAGTTTGCTGTTGCGAAAATTTCCCATTATTTTTTATGCATTTTAAATCTACTTGAAGTTTCAAAACATAGTTTCTCACCTCTTTTGGCATTTCATAACGAATCATATAAAATATTTAGTACCCACAAGTTACCGATAATATTTTGTAAAAACAAACAACCAATACATAAAATTTACTTTTATGCTACGATGTTAAAAGGACTTTCAAGCGATATAACAGATTTGGACGAAAAGGGCAGAATCGTAGTTGCTGCAAATGCTTTTGGCAATATTGACAGCGATCGTGACATTTCAATGCCCGGCTCATTCGATAAGACAATTCGTGAAAACTTTACCCGGCTTAAATGGTTTCTCAACCATGACCGGACACAACTTTTAGGCGTACCATTGGAAGCCACCCCTACAAAGGAATATTTACAGGTAGTTGGTCAGATTAATCTTGACAAACAAATTGGCCGTGATACCTATGCAGATTACAAATTATTTGCTGACCACGGTAAATCACTGGAACACTCTATCGGTGTTGATGCCATTAAATACATTGAGGATAGAGAAAATAATGTGCGTAAGGTAACAGAGTGGAAGTGGTGGGAATATTCAACCCTGACCAGCTGGGGCGCAAATGAAAAGACACCTTTGATTTCCATTAAATCAGCAAGTCCGGCTATGGCATTGGATCTGTTTGAACTCAGGATGGAAAAAGGAAATTACTCAGACGAAACGTTTATCCAAATAGAAAACTCTATTAAAAGATTAAAATCACTGATGGCAGTGCAGAAGAAAGCGCCACAGCCGGTTTCAGCAGACGTACTTGCTGGAGTTTCAGCACAATTTTTAAAATCATTAACACACTAAAATCATTAAAATGAAGTACGGAATAAAAAAAATGTATGATGCTGCTACTGGCGAAAGTGCCGGTGGACCTGCATTAACCGCTGATATCCTGATGAAAGAATTAGGAACTATAAAAGGTGCGCTGGAAAAAAACTTTGAAAAGAAAGCTGCAGAGCAGGAAAAAAACTTTGAAGAAAAGTTGGCCGCTGCTAATGAAGCAATTGATTCTTTAAAGGCTTTAGGTGAAACTAAAGACAAAGACGCAGAAACAAAATTAAAAGCTATCCAGACTGATCTGGATATCACCATAAAAGCATTTGACAAACTGCAACTGCGCATGAAGGCTGAAGGTAATACCAATTACGGCCATAAGCAGGAAGATACCAGTTTGAAAGGACAGATTTTTAAATCCTTTGGCGGTTTCCGTGATAAGGTTATTAAAGGCACTATCAGCAAGGGCGAGAATGATGCAACCCTGCAGATGAAAGCCCTTACCGATATGAGCGTGGTTAACTCCATCTCTACCGGCGTGGTACCAAATGCTTACCGTAGCGGTATCGTTCCGTTGCCTTTTGAAATGGTGCATTTACGTGATTTAGTAAATGTTACACCTTCTGAAACTGATAGTTATCACTTCTATCGTCATACTGGCGGTGATGGTACTATTGATTGGCAGGTACAGGAATTGGCTACTAAGCAGCAGATTGATGAGGACTTCAACGAAACAACTGTAAATCTGGATTACTTAGCCGGATGGTTAAGAATCAGCCGTAAGATGCTGCGTAACTTCAGCGGATTGCAGGCATATATCACCCGTTGGTTACCTGAAAGGTACTATCAGCGTGAGGATAATAAAGGATGGCAGTCAATCCTTGCTTTGGCTACTGGTCAAACAGTTGCATCAAGTGATATTATGACCTCAATCATCCAGACCATCGGTGCGCAGCGGAAGGCTCGTTACGATGTAAATGGTATCGTAGTTGACGGTTCAGTTTGGGCTAAAATGCTGACTTATAAAGCAGCTACATCGGGTGAGTTTACAATTCCTATTGGAACTGTAACTATCAGCCCAACAGGTCAGTTAATGATTGTAGGTATTCCGGTTTATGTTGCATCATGGGTAGGTGGTGACACTGCCATTATCGCTGACTGGAAAAACTTTGAAATCATCCAGAGTGAAGCATTAAGCCTGCAATTCTTCGAGCAGGACGGTACCAATGTTCGTGAGAACAAAATTACCTGTCGTATCGAAGCAAGTATCGGTTTTGCAATGCTTAACCCGGCGGCTTTTTCAGTGTTGAACTTAACAACAGTTTCTTAGTAAATAAAACGGGGAGGTTAACGCCTCCCCAAATTTAAATATGGACTTTAATGCAAATGCGGATAAAATACAGTACGAAAAGCCTGGCGTAAGTTATGGCCAATCTGATGTAGAAAATTCGCAGGCATTAGGTGCACCGCTCTTTGATGTACAAACCTTTAAGGAGGAGTACGGTAAAATTGATACTACGGAAGAAAACGCATTGATCACCGCATTGATTGCAACTTCGCAAAGAATGTGTGAGCAATACACCGGAGTAAATTTTACAGCACGTACAGTAATTGCCACAGTGAATAATTTTAACGGTGGCGCTTACCTTCCGTATGGTCCTGTTGGCGCAATAGCATCGGTAACAGATATTGATGGCAATGTAATTACAACAGATGGATATAAATTATTGGGTAGCGATTTTAAGAAAGTATTATGGCCATTACAGGTTTTAGTATTTACTTATACCGGAGGATATGTTACTTGCCCACCTGAGTTAATAAATGCAGTAAAGGCGCAAACATTATTCCTGTATGAAAACCGTGGGGATGGTACAGTTGGCATGAGCCCTATTGCGCAAATGATTTTAAACCCATTGCGCCGTGGTTAAGGTAGGAAATATGAACAGACGGCCAATATTTCAGAACTTGGGATATTCGCAGGATGCCGGCGGCGGATCAGTTACAACGGTAGTTGAAGAATGGAAAGCATGGGCTGAAATTATTGATACGCCAGGCGGTTATTTTAATGCACAGGCACAAATAATGACCAGCGCAGCGTTTAAGGTTACAGTTCGTTTTGATAGCCGGTTTAAGTCTACCACTCAGATGATTTACGAAGGGCAGATTTGCAGATGTGAAAGCATTGATGTTTTGGAAGAAGGCAAAAAAAGATTTTTGGTATTACGATATACAAAAACTGAAACATGGGTGGACTTGTCATAACAATGGCATTCGAATGGGTGGAAGAAAAACCAGATTGCTCAGAGTGTTCAGTTTGTAAAGATGTGATTGTAACCGCAAAAAATTCAATGTACTTATTTTTAAACAACAGATTATCCAGTGAAGAACCAATTTTATCTATTTGTAATTCGTGCTATAAATGTCTGGATTTAACATAAAAATAGAAGGGTTAGAAAAGACGTTTAACAGGCTTGATTACAATAAGATAAAACCACAAATACAACAGTCCTTTGACAAGTTTGGAATAAACACGGAACGTTTAGCAAAGTTAAATGCACCGGTTGATGAAGGTCATTTACGATCAGCTATTTACAGTAAACCGGTTGATATGGGTGTTGAGGTAGGTTGCGCTGTTAATTACGCCGCTTACCTTGAATTTGGTACAAGGAAATTTGCTGCTGAATGGGTGGCAACACTACCACCAGAATGGCAACAGTTAGCGGCTCAGTTTAAAGGCGGGGGCGGAGGAAGTTTTGAGCAGTTGGTTTTGAATATTACTGAATGGGTACATCGTAAAGGGCTCGGATCTGGTTTCATGGGTGATATTGGGGTATCAGGAACATACAGCGTAAAGACACGAAAACGAACAGGTAATGCATCAGTACAGGCTAATCAAGATAGGCAGATTGCATACATGATTGCATTAAAGATTGTACGGTTTGGTATACCATCACAGCCTTTTTTATATCCTGCAGTTAATGAAGCTACAGGACAGTTATTAAGGGATTTGAAAAACATTAATTTGAAATGATTGATATAAACTACTCTTTACGCATTGCATATCAAACAGCATTGTCAGGCATTGCAGGCGTACCGGTATTTTATCAGGCAGTTCCTTCAAATGTTTCTCCGCAAAATTATATTGTATTCAGATCGATTACTAATAATGATGCGAGTACAGTTAATTCAAGTGATACCAATACAACAATCGTTGTTGAGATACACACATGGAATGATAATTTAAATAACGGATTAAGTTCGGATATGGTGGCCAGAGAAGTGTTTAACAGGATTTATCCAAACAGACAGTTTAATTTGACTATTGACGGCGCACAGATTGTGCAAACTCAGTTATCAAATGACACAACACAGAATTTTAGTAACAACCAGAATAGAAGTTACATAAGCAGATTTTTAACATTCAGACACAATATTTTTCAAAGGTCAGACATAAGCTGACCATAATATAATAATCATGGCAGAACACAAAGTTTCCGGTAATGATGTACTACTTTTCGTAGGCACCGATGGTATAACATACCCAACAGTTGTTTGCCTTACATCGCAATCAGTTACCCGTACAACAAATGAGATTGATGCAAAGTCCAAGTGTGGGCCGGATAAGTTAGCCGGTACACAGGATAATGGCATCACATTTGAAGGGCAGTTGATGGCTGATCCTACTGCTGGTCGTATCAGTGTTGATGACCTTGATGATTACTGGCGTAATAAAACTACTATTCACTATAAAGTGGGTAAAGTTGCGCCGGCTATCGGAGATATTACATACACAGGCACCGGTTTTATTTCAAAACTGGATGAAACATTTGCACAGGATGCGGTTTCTGTATTCAGTGGCGCAATTGCTCCTTACGGCTTAATCGGTAAAACAACAGCTACATCATAATGAATTATATTCAAATTGAGTTAGGGCCGTTAAGAAAAGATGATGCAGGGAAAGAGGTCCCTCGGAGTAATTTAAGGGGGTGGAAGGTTAATCAAATGACCATTGAACTTTGGTCAAAAATGATAAATGAGGACGCATTTAATTCATCTTCTAATTACAGTGCTGTTTACGCCGGACTTATTGCAAATTGTGAGGCTAAAAGAATTGATCCTGATTTTACTTATGAGCAGATTTGCGATTGGGTGGATGAGTTAAACCTTACTACTACAGGATTAGAAACACTTGATAAAATAAAAGAGGCTTTTGAGGCATCACAATATTACATCAGGTTGATTGAAAAGATTGAGGACGAGTTAAAAAAAGTGCAGGAAAGTGTAGATAAAAAACCTAAAAAAAAAGCCGTGAAGATGTAGCGTTATATTGGTTCAACATACATAAGTTCGCTTTGGGCAAATTAGGTTGGACTGAATATGAATATTATACTTGTAGCCCTTATATGTTCATTGCAGCGTATGAGGGCTATTTTGATAAAGAGAATGAACGAATGGCACTTGTCCGGCTGCAGACATTATTGATAGTACAGGCATCAGGGGCTAAGTTAAAAGGCGGTAGCGATTTAAAGCCGACTGATTTATGGTTATTGCCGGGTGAGAAAAAAGAATACACTACTAAAAAGGTTTGGGGAGATAAGGAGGATTACGAAAATATGAAGGCTGCAATTGAAAAGGTACACGGAATAAAAATTTAATAATGGCAGATTTAAAAATAGTTATTGGTGGTGATGCGAGGCAACTTCAGGACGAACTTAAAAAGTCGCAGGCAGAGATAAGCAAAACCGCTATTGAAGCTAATAAACTTGATTCCTCACTAAAGAAAACAACTGCATCTGCCGGCCAGTCAATATTTAACCTTACCGAAAAACTCCGCACATTACAATCATCTGTATTTACTGAAAAGGACAGGCTAAAGATTGCATCCTATAATAAGGAAATTAAGAATACCGAAATAGAGATTGCGAAACTTAATGCATTAGGAACCACATCTGGGGGTGCCGGTGCATTTAGTGGTATTGCATCTGGCGCAGGAAAGGCATTTAGTGCCGTTAGGAAGTTAGCATATATTTTACCGGGCGTTGGTATTGCGGGTATCATTGGGTTTGCTGCTGAGCCGATTGCTGCATTTATAGGCAAATTATTTGAAGCTACTGAAGCAGAAAAGAAACTTGCAAAGCAAGCAGAGGAATTAAAAAAGTTTAATGAGGAAACTGCAAAAAATTACGGCAAAGAAATATCAACATTGGAAATACTCCGTGGTGCAATTGAAAGCACTACACTGCCAATGGCAAAACGACTGCAGGCAATAAAGGATTTAAAAAAGGAGTTCCCTGGTTTATTTGATGGGCTTACTAATGAACAATTACTTACCGGTAATGTTGCCAACGCATATAATATTGCGGCGGCGGCAATATTAAGGAAAGCAAAGGCATCGGCTGCAGCATCAGAGATTGAAAGGATTGCGGCTGAGAAACTGAAAATTTTGCAGAATAGTGAAGATGATGCAAAAAAAACTAATGAAACTATAAAAAATATAAAAAAAGTAAATGATTTTTATAAAGATGGATTTACGATCAGAAATGTAACAATACAGAAACAACAAGAGTATATCCTTGATGCATTTAATAAACGTAAAAAAGTAGGGCAGGATGAACTTAATGATCTGAATAAACAGCAGCAGTTTTATTTAGGTATTGCCATTGCTGGAGCTGACCAAACTATTAAAGTTGAAGAAAAAAAGGCTGAAAAAATAAAAAAGGTCAGGGAAAAATCAGTAAAAGAAGAAAAAGATTTAATATTAATAGCATTAAAAAATAACGTATATCGAACAGTCGGCAATCCAATAAAAATTGAACCTGTAGTATTAGTTCAGCCAAAGGTTAAAAATACCGGATGGATGAAGGATATTATTGATGAATATTTAAGAAAGCAGAAAGAGTTTGAGCAAATGGTAAGCAGTTTTCAGCAATTGGTATCTGACTCAATAAAGTCTACTGCTGTTGATGCGGTATCATCTATTGGTGAAGTTATTGGGGCTGCAATTGGTGGAAAGGGAGATGCAATGAAAGGAATATTTACAGAGTTATTTATGTCTGTTGGTAGTCAATTACAGCAATTAGGTAAATTTTTAATCCAGTCTGCAATAAAAGTTGAAATAGCAAAAAAGGCATTTAAAAAATTACTGGCTAATCCAGTTGCGGCAATTGCTGTAGGTATTGGTCTTGTAGCATTAGGCGCATTGATTAAAGCGCAAATGAGTAAGCAAGCGCCGGGATTCGCCACCGGTGTTCGAAATTTCGGGGGTGGTACCGCATTAGTGGGTGAACGTGGGCCAGAGTTGGTGCAATTGCCATCAGGCAGCAATGTAGTGCCCAACGGACAGCTTAATGCAATGTCAGGCGGCGGTAATGCATATATTATGGAAACGGTTATCAGGGGGCAGGATTTGGCCGTGGTATTGAAAAGGGCAAACCAAACAATAAGCAGAAACGGGTAATGGCATACACACTAAAATATCAGGGTGAATTTGATAGTATCTCAGAAGTTGGGTATCGAGTAGAGATATTGGAAAAAGATTACTCAGGTCCAAACTACCAGATACAGTTAGCGGCGGCTCCGGTGGTTCACAATTGGAATACTGATGATCCGAAAGCATCGGTAAAAGGTAGCAGCTTACAAATCCGTTACCTCAATAAAGGTTCAATACCAATTGAAAGTTTTTACAGCAATGCAGATGATCAGTTTCGAGTAATATTTTATCAGGGGAGTAAGGTTTTATTTATAGGATATTTAGTGCAGGATGATTGCATTGAGCCTATGGTAGATTTTACCCATGAGGTTTTATTGTCCGCAAATGATAATTTAGGACTTTTAAAAGACCTGGCATTAGATGTTAGCGCAGAGGTTTCATTATTACCATGCATGGCGCAGGGTGATTTTATAGGGATAACTATTCCGGTTCAAAACTGGATAATACTAAGTAATATAAATTTTACTCCTGCAATAGGTGTACCGTTTACAATTACCGGCCATCCTGCTACACTAATGAATAATACTTTTACTCCAACTGCAGTAACGGCGTTATCATCCACACAGTTTAGAGTTAAAATAGCTACCAGCACCGGAGATACAGTTAATGCACCATGTTCAATAAATGGTACCGCAACAATAGCAAACGGGAATAAACGACTTACACTGGCAAATATTATTCATGCCTGTTTGGTTAAAACAGGGCTTGAATTAGATACGCACATTTACTGCAATTTATTTGCCGCAAATAATATTGTTACTACATCATTCCTGCATCAAATATACATTGAGCCTGACACTTTTTTAAGTGGGGATAAGTTCGACAATTGTTATTCAGTTTTGGAAAAAATATGTGGCACATTTAATTTGTCGCTATTCCAAGCACTTGGCCGGTGGAATATTGTACATTGGGATGAACTTCGCCGTGGCACCGTTAACGGGTTTATATATGATTATGATTTTGCTTTAACAGGTACTGAAGATTTACAGGCTGCTTTTGATTTTGGGTTTCATGGTACCACCGGCATGCCGGACCATCCAACATACCCTGAGGCTGGCTTAGTTAAGTCCATTACACGGCCTTTTGAATTTGCAAAGGAAACGTTTAACTATCAGCAGCCGAAATATCTGCTGAAAAACTATGATCTGCAGACATTGGGGGCATTATTGAGGACGTATACCAGTGGCGGGAATACCATCAAGGAATATGTTGCTACATCATGGGAATTAGGATTTACAGGTACAGTAGTTGAAAGGTTTATTAGGGTAACAACGGATAGTTTAGGCAATGAAATAGATCGTGTATTTGTAATGCGAGGTCCGACTGGCGATTCTGCCAGATCGGTAGCATCAACACCAATAGAGGTAAGTGCAGGAGATAAGGTTAATTTTTCATTTTCATTTAAGACAAATGTTAGTCAGGGCGGAACATTAACAATAATATTTGCAATAAGAGTTTTTGACGGAGTAAATAACAGGTATGTTGATGAGTCACCTACTGATAATGGGGCTTGGCAGTCTGGCATCGGATTTAATTATGTTATTGCATCAGGTGATAATAGCAACGTTTGGCATCAGGTAGATATTAAAAGTTCACAAATACCATTTAACGGACTTTTATATTGTTATTTAGCACAGGCAACACAGGACCCGCAATCTACCGCTAAAGAAACATACTACAAAGATATTCGCCTTGAATTAACCCAGTTTATTAACGACAGCACAAAGGTCATCGGCCACATACATAAAGATTCTCAGGCGGTCGTTATTAAGAATAATAAAGATGTTGAAATATACATGGATGATTCACCACGTAATACCATACAGGGGACTTTATTTCAGCCATCATTTACCGGCCTGCTGCAAGACCGTACCGATTTATGGTACCGGAATGGCATTACTGAAAGTAAAAAAGTTGGCAACATCATCACCAATGAAACGCTGCAATACCGGTCAGTAAGCCGTACAAAATTAGAAGGTGCATATAGAGGGCTCAGGCAGTCTGGTGGCAGCAAGTCGGTGCCGGGCATTGTTGATTTTTACACATTGACAGTACCGGCAACTTATTATGCCATTCATGCACCGGCAATACCGTCAGGAGATATAAATGTGGGAGATACCATTGTAGTTACTGGTAGCGCATCCAACAACGGAACGTTTACAGTAATCAGTATTTGGACGGCTGGTAGCTTATTCCCTGTTGGATCATATATGGTGGCTGAGGTGGTTGTAACAGAGCCCGGCGTTACATGTACATTGACTTATTCTCCTAAGATACTAATTTCACCATTAGTACATTTTACTTATGCAGAATTGCCAAATAAAAAGTTTATTTTTGGTAATCTTGAAATTGATTACCGGCAGGATAGGATAAATAATAGTACTGGGTATGAATTATTCAATGATAGTGAAATTGATGTTGTGGATGATTATTCTTTTACCTACATATACGATACGAAATGAGTTTAGTAAGGGGTGAGAATGTTTTACTGGAATTTTATGACAGCGGAGAATGGAAACCTTACGCATGTGCAAGGTCATGTAGCCTTACAACTACAACAGAACTGATTGAAACAACGGTAACCGGAGGTGGTAAATATAAACACTTCACCCCAACAGTAAATAGTTTCACTGGAAACTGTGATGGCATTGTTTCATTAGGTAACTTAGGTATGCTGACACTGTATAATTTACGGCAGATGCAGTTGGGCCACGTATTGCAACGGGTACGGTTTACAAGGACTGCAGAGGACGAAGTAAATGTTTATGTTGATACAGTTTACTTTTATATTACCAGCGTGCAGGATACATCGTCATTTGATAATGTATCTTCATTTACGGTTGAAATGCAGGGAATAGGCGTACTTGATCAGTCATTAATTACACCACCAATAATAATTACCAAAGTGAAAAGATTTGAATATACAGGCGCCGGAGGGGAGGTTTCGTTTACTGAAGCTACTCTTGTCAATAAAGATATCCTTTCAGTCGTAAAAGACGGATTAGGGCAGTGCGGAATTATTACTGCAGGATCACCGGCGAGCAAAGAGGTTAAATATACAACCAGTACAGGTGGATTTGAATTTGCGGTTGAATTTGAGGTTGGGGAGCAGGCGTATGTACTTTATCAAGATTTATAAATATATTTACATCATGAAATATTTAATTTCAGCTTTATTAATAATCATCAGTTTTGGACTAAAGGCGCAATCGTTTACGCCTGAGTCGCATCGGCAGTTCCCGTTTATAAAGGTGGATAGTGCGGCTATTTATACCCCTGGCGATACTGTGGGCCGTGGATCTGTTGCTGGCGCAATAAAATTTAAATCATCAGACCATTCTTTTTATTTCCATAACGGTACCAGTTGGCACCCATTTGTTACTGATAGTTTAGGCATGATTGCCAGATTAAATGATAAAGTGGATTCGGTTACGTTAGCATCAAATATATTATACTACTGGAAGGTGGGTGTTGGATATGGCGTGACGCTACCCATTGGCACTGATTCGGCTTATGTTCGTATTGGCGCACCTGATGATAGTACATTGGTATTTTACCGGTTTAATGGCGATTCTACTGTGGTAAGCGTTAATACTGTTTCTGGTGGTGGCGGATCAATGGTTTACCCGGGCGCTGGTATTGCAAAATCAAATGGTTCTGCATGGGTGACATCTTTAACAGATAACTCAGCGAACTGGAATACTGTATTAAATAGGGTGCTGTATACGGATACGGCGGCGATGTTGGCTAACTACCAAACCCAAATATTCCAACGGATAAAGATTTCAGATACTTCTGCAATGTTGGCGAATTACAGGGCGTGGATAAGTAGTAAATTAAACACCGCAGATAGCCTTACTGCTTATGTTACACCAACGCAGCTAAATCTAAAGGTAAATATAGCGGATACTGCTGCAATGTTATCCCCGTATACTAAAAATCTACAGGATGTATTAAACAATGGTAATATAGCAACTTTTAACACAGATAATTTTCGTTCGAGAATACAGTTACAAAATACTAATTCCGGTAATAACGCAGGAACAGGGTCAATTTACTATAATGACTTAAATGAAAGTTTACAGTATTATGTAGGTAGTTCTACTAATTTATATATGCCGAGAGGAGTATATTTCAAGTCTGGAGGTTTGAATGGATTCAAGTTTGTTGCAGATGGAAATTCAGGACATGCAAGATTTTCATTTACAAATAATGGTAGTGCTACAGGTGCAGTACCGGGATTTTTTAATTTATGGAATGATTCATTACAGCATAATAATCTTCCTCAAGCATCAAGTATAGGAACAAAAAAGGCTTTAGTTTGGGATAATACAGGGAATGGAAATTTTTATTGGGTTTCAAAGGATAGTGTTGGAAGAAGCCCTTTAGATACCACAAACTACATGATACGCCTTTACAACGCATGGGGTATTAATCAAACAGGAACATTCCCAACAAAAACAATTTCAGTTGATAGCTTTAATGTGGCATCAAGGGATTATACAAAGAAAGTAGGTGATAGTATTAGAACATTAATAACTACTCCAACACTCCAACAAGTATTAACAGCAGGGAGTACTTTAACAACTACTAACTCCATAGCATTAGGGGGCAATGATTTCGCAATTTACGGCGCAGGGGTTACCAGTATATCAGGATATAATACTACTCGAATAGGTGCTACAGGGGCAACATCAAGGATTTCATTTGTTGAAGCAAATCAATATACTTCACGAATGAGGACTGAAAATACAGGCAGTTCAAACGGTAGTTACATAGATGTTTATAAAGATAGTATTTCATTGCAACCTCAATTTGGTAATTTATACATTGATAGTTTAAACCACTCCATAACTGCCACAGATAAAATGTTAGTATGGGATAGTTCGGCTAAAAAGGTAGCGACAAGGCTAATACCGTCAGGTGGTGGTGCAACTCCCGCAGGGAATTATGGCAATGTGCAATTAAATAGGTTTGGTTCTCTTGCCACTCCTGCATCAGATAGTTTAAATTTTAGTGGTGGTTTAGCAGTTAAAGGTACTTTATCGGCAACAGCATTATCAACAGCACCGGGAGTTTATAATGTAAGAATAGATGGTAGTGGTAACTTTTCAAAACAAGATACTCTTACTGATTTCACTATTAGTAATGCAAGTCATTATTTACCTGATAGCTTAGTAGTTCCAGTATCAAGTAATGCACTTAAAATTAAAAATCCAAAATCAGGACTTTATAATAATGCAGCTACAACAGATAGTTCTTTTACTTTCAATGCAGATACTTCTTCATCAGGATTATCAGGTAAGTATTTAAGGATAGTTGATACAGCCAATATTAAACCACGCATAATTGCAGGCACTAATGTTACCATTACAGGGACTTACCCATTTGTTAATATTGCTGCATCAGGGGGTTCAGGTGGTGGTAATGTTTACAAAGATGTTGCAACACAAAATACATTCATTAGCAATATTGATAGTGCTTATACTACTACCGCAACCGCAGCAGGAACGACAACATTAACCAATGCAAGCAAGTACACACAGAACTTTACAGGTAGTACAACTCAAACAATCGTGTTGCCCGATGCGACAACTTTAGTTGCAGGGCATAGTTATTATATTACAAATCCATCAACAGGGATTTTAACAGTAAATAAAAACGGTGGTACATTATTATCAACTATTGCAGCAGGTCAAACATTATCAGTAACAGTAACAGACATAAGTACATCAGCAGGGGGATGGAATTATGAATATAGTGGGAATAGTTTAACAACAGCAAATTTTGTCTTTAATGAAACTCCATCAGGAACTATAAATGGTACTAATGCAACATTTACTTTGGCTAATACTCCAACATCAGGAACGGTAAGAATTTATTTGAACGGGCTTAGACAAAAATTAACAACACAATATACTTTATCAGGGGGTACAATAACAATGCTTAATATACCCGGTACAGGAGATGATTTAATTGTAGATTATTTAAAATAATATTATGCCAATACAAAGCAAGGATATAACATTCGCAACGCAAAGTATAGCCACAGCAGGAGGCACAACTACCCTAACATGGGATAGCCCTTACTATACTATTTTCACAGGTACTTTAAACCAAACTATTGTACTACCAAATGCAACCTTAATGAATACGGGGGCATTAAAATTCGGGATAGAAAATTCAGGCACAGGTGTAATAACTGTACAAACAAATGGCGGCGCAACTCTTTGGACTATTGCACCAGGTACAGATATTTATCTAACATTAACAAGTAAAGCTACATCAGCAGGTGCATGGGAGGTTGATTATTTAGCAGCGAAAGCATTATCAGGTAAGTCAGGTACATTTAATAATACAGTTACTATAACAGCAGTAGATAACACTACATTAAACTTTGGTAGTGGGGGATTACAGACAAATAATGGGAGGGCTTACATGGCAACAAAAATTGGATTAAATTTATATTAAAAACAAAAATAAAAAAATAAAATTATGCCAGTAAATAATGATCCGCTTTTAGTCGGCGTTCCCAAAATGGGAAGGGTAGTATGGCTACCCGCTACAACAGCAAATGTAAAATCAGATGGTACAGGTACTATCGGTACAGATATGCTTTTACTATGTACATCAGAAAGCACTTATGGTTCATTTGTACAAAAGGTACGTTTAACCCCGCAAGCAGGTACAGCAGCAACCGCAACCACAGCAACAGTAGCACGTATTTATATCAGTTCTGTAACAAGTGGTTCAACTACTAACGCTAATACAACTTTATTCGCAGAGGTAGCTTTACCATCACAAACGGCTGACCAAACAACCACAGCAACAGTACCTATTGAAATACCCATAGGGCTTGCATTAAAGGCAGGGGAAACATTACTATTTTCTATGCACCATGCAGCAGCAGCTAACACAAGTTGGGGTGTGATTTCAGTATGTGGTGATTATAATAAATTAGCTTAAAACTAAAAAATATGTTTCAAGATTATTTTGGGTTGCCCGATAGCACCAACGGGGATTTACAAATATACAGAACAGGTAGTGGTAGTTCATTTCAGACATGGAATAGACCGAGAGGGAAATCTATGTGCATGATGATTGTCATTGGTAGCGGTTCGGGTGGCGGCGGCGGCATGACAGGATTAACCGCAACAGTTCGTGGTGGTGGTGGTGGTGGTGCATCAGGCGCAATAGCCCGTTGTACTATTCCTATTTTCCTACTTCCCGATTTAATGTATATACAAGTTGGTGTTGGTGGTGCGGAAGGTGCAGCCGCAGGTGCGGGTGGGGCAGGTAACAGAAGTTACATATCAATAGCACCAAATACCACAGCCGCTAATATTATCATGCAATCAGGAGCAGCAGCAGCAACAGGTGGCGCAGCAGGTAGTGTAGCAGGTTCAGCAGCCGCAGGTGTGGCAGAAACAATATCAACAGCAGCCCTTTGTATTTTATCGCAAGGTGGGATTCAATCTTTTATTGCAGGTAAAATTGGTGCAGTAGGTGGTGCAGTTGGTGGCGCAGCAGGCTCAGCCAATACAATTTTAACAACACACTTTTTAAATGGTGGTGCAGGTGGCGGTACAACTCCCGCAGCAAATACAGACTTCGCAGGTGGCGCACAAACAGGAGCAGGTATATTCCCATCAATAACAGGTGGTGCAACAGCAGGTGGCGCAGGGAGTGGAGGGTTTATTTTTGAACGTCCATTTATAAGTTACGGCGGTGCAGGTGGTGGCTCTGGCGGCGCAACAACAGGCGGTACAGGAGGAGGAGGAGCAATAGGTTCTGGCGGCGGCGGTGGGGGCGGTGGTATCACGGGTGGTCGTGGTGGTCGTGGTGGGGATGGCATTATAATAGTCTACTGTTGGTGATTAGGCATTGTTATTTGTTTATACTTAATAAAAGTTGGAAGCATATAAAATGAAAAAACTATTAATAATATTCTTATTCGCAGCAACGCAGGTAAATGCACAAATAAAAAAGCATCAGCCAAGACCTGTAAGTAGTTCAGCAGGTGGTGTAAGTTATACTACATTAGACCCTGCAAAGAATAGTACCTACATAACCTTATCAGGAGGTAATTTAATAGGTACAGATAATAGTGGTGCAACACAAGGGAGTATGACTTTATCTGTATTAGGTAAAACGGTTGGTGGTAGTGGTACGGTACATTGTGAGTTTACTTTTAGTATTTACGATGCTAATGTAAAATTCGGGTTATCTACATCCGCAACTTCATTAAATGCACAAACACAAAATAATGATGCCTTTTCGTGGTCATTAAAGCCTGATGGATTTTGGATTAATAATAATGGGTTCAATGCTTATTCATCAGCTTTTATTGTAGGTGATGTAGTAGGTATGGACTTAAACTTAGCAACAGGCGCAGTAGTATTTTCTAAGAATGGTACAGGATTAGGAACGGCATTTACTTTAAGTGCTGCAACCTATTATGTAAGTATCGGGTTTTACAATTTCACAAGTGCTATAACAGTAAATTTTGGTGCAACAGCATTTACATCAAATCCAACAAGTAGCCCCGGATGGTTTTAATTATGAAAAAACTTTTAACAATATTACTCTTATTCGCATTTTGCGAAATGCAAAGCCAAACTACTTACTATGTAAGTACATCAGGCAATGATGCCACAGGAACGGGTGCAATCGGAAATCCGTGGGCTTCTTTACATAAAGCCTGCCAATCAGTTACTACAAGCGGTGATATTATCCATGTAAATGCAGGAACTTATACAGGCACTTTAACTGATACGCTATCGGTAGGCGTTAGTATTGAGGGCGCAGATAGCACAACAACAATAATTAAGAACACAGGCATAACAGGCGAATTTGTAGAGATACTTTCCATGCGAAGTGCAGAGGGAACAAGCGGGGCGCAGCATATAAGTAATATTCAATTTGATGGCAACTTAACTAACTATTGGGGTATTTATATTGCAGGGCGGTCAAATGTTTCAATCTATAATTGCTCAATAAAAAACTTCATTAACAGAGGGGTTATTTTTGGTGGTAGAAATGATAATAGTAATACAGCACCTACAACTTATGCTACGGGTAATACCTTCCATGACAATATTTTAAGTAATTGTGCAGAGTATGACCAAGTACGTGGTTATGGTAGCGGTTGTTTTAATTGGGGCGGTCAAACAGGGATGTTAGTTTATAACAATGTAATCTCACAAAATAGCAGGGCAAATGGGCATAACGGATGGCCTATAAAATATTACAACGAAGGTTTTTTAAAGGGCTGTAAAATTTACAATAACACTTTAAATAAGATTCAAAACTTTGCGGATAATGGTGGTAACTGTTGGGATTTTGCCATTGAAATATTTAACTCATACGGCTTTGAAGTTTATGGTAATACAATCAATGGCGGTTCAGTTGATATTAACCATACAACAAGGAACGGTTACGCTTTTGGGGCAAAGATTTACAATAATACTTTTACTCAACCTACACAAAATACATTTGTTCAAACAGGGGTAACAGTAGAGTTTGAAAGTGATAGTATAATTATTGAAAACAACACTTTTGATAAAATAAGTATTGGAGTTTTATTTACTCCTCGTAATACCGATTCAGTACAACGAGTAAGGATTAGTAATAATCTTTTTACAAATATTGGTAGGGATGCTTTAGGTCAAGGAGGTGCAGTATTTTTTAATAATTCTGCAACGCAATATGTAAATGGGATAAGAATTTTAAACAACACTTTTTTAGAAACAGTAAGTACAGGGACTTTTTGGGGAATAAGATTACCATCAGGCATAACAAGTGGCTATGCTAAAAATATTGATATCAAAAATAATATTTTACTTGGTACTTTGTCCGGCGCTGTTGTTATACAGGGTGGTAGCGTGGCGTTAGATTCATTAAATATTAGTTACAATGATTTTTATAACAATGCAGTTGATAGTCTTGTTTTAGATGGTTCACCCGCAGCACCTACACATTATACTTCAACAAACTTATTTCACGTAAACCCATACTTCGGCACTAATTATAAATTAGTAGTTGGTTCAACTTTAGTTAATGCAGGTACTACAACAGGTTACGGTACTTCAATAAATTATACAGATAGCACAGCAGCAGCACCACCGATAGTTTGTACTGCAATGGATAGTCTTAAAATGGGTAGCAATTTAGCTTTAAGCAATTCATATAAGACTATCACAAAGACAGCAGGGGCAAACTCAATGGTATTTGGGCAACAGCCAATTACAAGCGGTGATGTGTATTTTGAGTTCATACTAAATACAATGCCTTCCCCAAGATGGGGAGTACAATTAGGTATTGTTAATAGTTCAGCATCATTTAATGTTGATCCCGGTGGCAGTTTAAATGAATGGCTGATAAGCGGCGAAGGTATCTTGTATCATGGCGGGTATTTTTCAGATACCTACACAGCACTTAACACATGGGTAAGCGGTGATACCATTGGTATAGCATTTAAAAATAGCACAGGAGAAATATTCCTGTACCGAAACAGGGTTATAATGAACGCAGCAGCAGCGTATTCATCAGTACCCGCAGGAACGTATTATCCTGCTATCGGGGGGCATGACTTTGCATGGGTGGCAACGACAAACTTTGCCCCTACATGGACACCATCAGGATATACAGCTTTATGTACAAGTTCACCAACCCCATCAGCAGGATTTAATTTAAAAGGCAGAAGAAGGATAAAATTTCAATAAATATGGAAGCAAAAACAGATCGGGAAGAAATAATGCAACTGCATGGGAAAGTAGATGTAATTAAGAACAGTCAGGATTTAACCAACGAAAATTTGGAAAGGTTGATTGTCGCCATTGAAAATCTTGAAACTAATAGAATCAAGGATATTGAAAATAGGGTTACGGAGATTGAAAAGTGGAAAAGTGCATGGTTCGGGGTAATGAAATTTGTATCTATCATTGGTATCGTAGCAACAATTATAAGTGTAGTTATTGGAGTACTGAAAATATTATGGAAGTAGCAATGTTATACGCAGGAACATTTGTAATGCTGATACTTGTAATTGTAATAATTGCAGGGGTGGTAAGCCATGATAAGCTAAGACGGGATATAAAAAAGCAACACATTTTTTTTACCGGACGGATGGACGAGATAGAAGGTATAATGTTAAATGAATTTAAAAACGTATTAAATCAATTAAAAAAATAAATATGGGACTATTAGACAGGTGGCACGCACCAACACCGGACAACTACAAAAAGGCAATGAAAGTTTTTTTGTCATTATCAGCAGCAGCAGTAGTAATACTTAATGCAGACACATTAGGTAAAGCAATGGTTCCTGACTTTTCTTTTAAACTATTACCCGTTGTAGGGGTGATTTGCAAAAATGTAATTATTGGCGGGTTAGCACTGGCAGCATATTGCAAGATGCAGAAAGAAGATGAAACACCGAAACTATAAACTAATAATATGAAACATATATTAACCATTATAACCATTGTTTGCCTGTTTTCCTGCTCACGCTACACCGAGCCGACAGCAATAAAACAAACCACAAAGGCAAATGATAAGTACCCTGAAAGTATTGCCAAATTAGTAAGGGGATGGTATCCATGCACGATTACAGAAATAAACACCGTAATTGAAAAAAGGGATAGCATCGTTTATATTGATTGCCCAGATTTGCCGGTAATAGTTCATGAGCCAAATGATACTATCTATTTAACTCATGCGGCGAATAACACAGCCTATTCTCCGCAAATTAAAACAGTTCGTGTTCCCGTTCATTTGCCGATTGAAATTCGTTACATCACTAAATGGGTTGAGGACAGCGCAAAGATATTTATCCTTACAAAAGAGAATAAACAACTGTACGATAAAAACGTACAGTTGTCCGATAGGGTCGGACAAATGACTGATAAACGTGATTATTGGCGGGTACGGTTCTTTATCCTACTCTCATTAGTTGCCCTTTATTTCATCATTAAAATTTATTCAGCACGATTTTCTAAAACATTTTCAACACTTAAAAAATTAATACCATGAATTTATTATTTTCTTTAGCAGCATTCGGGGAAGGATTATGGATTATCCCTTTACTAACATTTACAGCCGGTGTATTCTTTTTTGTGAAAGGATATTATGAGCAAAAGGCTTTTCATTCATTAGATGCAAAAGGTAAGGTAGCACCATTTTGGTGGTATGCGCCAACAATAGCAGGGGCAATATTGATAGTGGCAACAGGTGTAATCATTTGGGCAATCAATTACGAATGGTAATTATCCTTGTCATATTCACCTTTATTAATATTATGTTCGCTGATATTGATGCACTACTAATCAAGCATAGTGAAGTAATTAAGCACTGGAAGAACGGGCTGATTTATTTCATCATGCTTTCAATAGCATTCCTTATTTACCAAAATTGGTATTTAATCGCTGCCCTTTGTTTCAATCGGTTAGTATTTTTCAATATCGCATTAAACAGGTTCAGAGGGCTACCAACATTTTACGTTAGTAAAGTTCCCAAATCGGTAACGGATAAGATATTTAAACCTTTAGGGCAGTGGCAATATATTATTTATATAGTTTTATTTATATTATTCACAATACTATCACATGATTAATACAGATACTTTCTTCAGCAAGATAAAAGTAAACGGGTTATTCAAAAGCCTTACGCAAAAACAGGTGGATAGTATTGAAGCTATCCTGCATGAGTGCGAGGCGCAAAGAGTAACAGATCTGCGACAAATAGCCTATATATTTGCCACAGCTTACCATGAGTGTTATAATTCTAAAACACCGGAAACAAGATTAACACCAATTGTTGAATTTGGCGGGGAAAAATATCTGAAGTCTAAAAAATACTACCCATTTTATGGGCGTGGGTTCTCTCAGCTTACATGGGATTATAATTATTTAAAAGAAAAAAAGAGATTAGGTGTAGATATATTTGCAAAACCGGATTTAATGTTAGATATTACTATCGCTGCAAATAGTCATGTGTACTGCATAATGAATGGAACTTACACAGGTCGGAAATTATCTAACTATATTAATGATGAAAAGTGCGATATGTTGAATGCCAGGAGAGTAGTTAATGGTACTGATAAGGCAGAATTGATAATGAGTTATGCTGCGAAGTTCTTAGAAGCACTTAAATAAGTGCCCGATAAGGTACAATTGAATAGCATTTAAACTAAAACCTAACATATGACTAAAGTCAGTATTGCAAGATCATTCAGAGATAAGTACGGGATGGAAATGCCATCACTTAAACTTGCAAGGATAATGTATAACGCTAATAAATTAACATTTAAAAATGTAGAAGATGCCAGAGGGGCTATAAGGAGGATAGAAGGTAAGAATGGTAAAGGTAATAATGGATATACCAAAATAACCCATGAAATGCCGAATAGGCCTTATAACCCTTACTCACTACCCGCAAGTGAAGAAACAATTTACACACCATATCAAATAAAAGGGCATAAAAGAGTAGGTATTTTATCAGACATCCATGTGCCTTACCATAACATATCTGCCCTTTCAGCAGCTATTGAGTTCCTTAAAAAACAAAAGATTGATGGTTTACTTTTGAATGGGGATACAATCGACTGCCATCGGTTAAGCCGGTACACAAAAAATCCTAAAAAAAGAAATTTTAAATTAGAATTAGATACCTTTAAAGAACTATTTAATGTACTTGAAAAGCAATTAAAGTGCAAGATATATTTCAAACTTGGCAATCACGAGATTCGCTATCAGAATTTTCTTTATGAAGTTGTATCAATTCAGAATGGGTAAACTCTTTATTAGTACCTTTTTTATAGTAGGTATTATT